TGCAGCCATATTCTCACTGATAGGATCTACGGGTTTCATGTCGTCTTTTGTTGGAACAAGTTTATCTGCATTTTTAATTCCTAACACATCTATCATCTGCCTGTGCAGTTGCGGTAAGTCATATATCTGCGGAGCCTGTTGCGCCATCTGCAATACAGCTTGATACTGCACAACACGCTGCGCCATAGTAGAGCTGTTAGGATCACTGACAGGTATGACGTCTATAAGCATATAGTCAGCTCGCCGTGCGCTTACTTCTCCCCTAGAGGGTTGGTAGGCATACTCCATCGGAGCATACTCTGACATTAATACTTTTAGAAGTTTAAACTCCTGTTTCATCGCGTAATGCACACGTGCCTGTACCGCAGCCATCGGTTTTAGTGTACGCTCCAAGAGTGCGAGTGTCGTTCCCACAGGGGCATTAGCAGACATATCTGAGATGTTCATGTCGCTAATCGCGCCGAGTCTACGGCCTTCTTGTGTTATCTTGTCTAGGAGTGATAGGAGTGTTTGGCTTGGCTCCTTGTAAGGTAGTGGCATGATGTTGTCACGGATAGACCCTGACGGTACATCTACATCCTTGAACTCTCCAGGTTCTATGGGAGCATCGTCACCCTTGATACGCAATCCGCGCGATTTCAACCCGCCAGGGAGGTTTGCGAGCGTACCAGCGTCTACTAATTGACGTATCAAGGATGTTCCCGCCTTGGCATACCCACCGATAATGTGGATCAACCCAAGCCCGTAAAACCCAAATCCTGGAACATATACATAGTGTACAAAATGTTGACGTTTTAACATCAGTTCATCATCTTGACTCCAATTTCTACGTATTGCTAGTATCTCGTTTGAACCCCTCTCCAACGTTACAACATAGGGTTTAGCGATATCATCCTCCTCGGAATCGCCTGCACCGTCTATTATAAGGTCAGCGTGTATTTCATAAACAGTGAAACGATCATCATCCGTAAGTGAGTATCCACCTTCTTCTGCTTTCCGCTCCTCTATATCACTGTGATATGGTTGGGGGTCTCCAAGTTCTACTTCTCTGTAGAACCCATTTGCCTGTAATTTCTTTAGCTCGTTCTTAGTTTTACGCATAACATGTGTAACACGCTCTGCGGTTTCTATGTGTGACGCACCGTAAGGCACGATAACATCTTCTGCTGGGATATACACAGCTACCTGACGACCCATGTTAGGATCATAATATACTTTCTTAAAGGCTGATCCTGCCAACCCAAGGCTGTAAAGTAATCTCTCATGCTCTGGCCTGTACTCGACCATAGTCTCTGTAAGCTCGTAGTTCATGTCTGCTTTGACACGTGCAGCGGCTTCTTCTTTCTCTTTAGTCTCTTCCCCTAGTATCTTAGTCTTTACTGGCCCAGAAGAGGGGAACGTCTCACTCATTGTCTCCGCTTGGAACCTGATGGCGGCCTCTGCAAGCACTGTAGAATACACACCGCACGCACCTTCCCAAGGTTCTGTACGCTCTTCATACTTAAATCCAAGTACATCTAAACCTTTAACAAAGGTATCTGCCCACTCTTTGCGGCTGTCGATGTCAGACTCGACCATATCACATATATCTTTAGCGAGAGAGTTGAGGTCACTATCCTCTAGCATATCTGCAAGGTTATCATCAAACTCACCTGTCATGGCGTCTTCTGCGCCTGGGACGAGTGTTATCTCCATACTCCCATCATCTAGCGTAACGCTTTCAGGGTTTACGATTTCAATTTCTAGTTCTCCTTCACCAACTTCCTCGTCGATCCCCTTTGGGGCGGAGTATAGTCCCTTCTCAATAGCCATCAATAAAATCCACTTCGTCTTTGTTTAAAGTACTGAACCTCGTCAGGCTCATCATTTGGTAATCTTATAAATCCACCCTGCCTAAAACGCATGAGTGCCATTACGGTAGAGTCAACAAGGTCATCATGGCTCATAAATGGGAATCCTGCAATCTCTTCTATTACTTCTTCTGCCCAACGTGTCTCTGGAACCCAACATAACCCCGACGCTACAATATCAGTTACGGAGTTTAAACGTGCCAATTTGTCACCTGAGCCCCTGTGAGGTGTGTACTCTTGCACAGGTAGTCCCATACGTCTCATCTCTTGGTAAAGCGCAGTACCCGCACTCTTTTTCTCCACAATGAACGCATCTGGTTCCCACTCAGAGTACTCCTCCATAGCCAAATCTTTTAACTCTGGGAACTCCATACGCTTTTTTATGCTATTTAGCAAAATAATATTGTAATTATTTACTTCCTCGTTCAAAAACACACCCCACGTGGTCAATGCTGTAAAGTCTGCGCGGTTGTGTGTCTCTGCCGCAGCGTCGAGAGACATGATAATATACTCACATGCAGGGGGGCTTTCTTTCTGCCACATCTGCCACCACTCCCGTTTGACCAGAGCAGCCTCTTCAGCGGTGGGTTCTTGTTGATACTGCGCGTTCCACTGAAACACAGGCATAGACGCTTTTGTTCTGAGCAGGGCATCTAAGTCAAAAAACTCAGGCCAGAGGGGTTTTTGAGCAGATTTATTCGTTTTCTCATCTACAACATCTAGTATTGCAGGGAACTCGACTACCTCATATTGATCTGACCGCTCATTCTGCCCCATATCCCGTACAACACGTCCTGTTAAGTCGTCCATATGCCAACGTGTCTGTATTATGGCAACGCGACCTCCAGGCATAAGCCGAGTACGCGCCCCAAATGTGAACCATTCGTAGGCTTTTTCGAACACTTCGAAATTTCCATTAATGACGTCTTGTTCAGAATGTGGGTCATCGATGAGCAGGAGGTCAGCACCCCGCCCAGCAATAGAAGAACCAATACCACACGCATAATATTCACCTCCAGAGTTAGTGTTCCAACGACCCGCTGATTTAGAGTCAGAAGCCAACCTAACTGTGGGAAATATAGATAAATACTCATCTGTAGCGATTAAATTACGTACTTTACGTCCAAAATCTACCGCTAAGTCTGTGGTATGAGACACCATCATAACCTTCTTGTTCGGATTCCTTCCTAAAAACCATGCAGGGAAAAATATAGACACAAGTTGAGATTTACCATGACGTGGTGGTATGTTTACACATATACGGTCTTTATCTCCTCGTTCTATACCCATAAGCATATTTGCTAATAGTCTGTGATGCTTCCCAACGATGTAGTCAGGCTGCATCCTCTTACAAAATTCAATCAGATCATCATAAGCAAGGGTGTTTTCTTTGCGAACACTCAGTTCATCGACCATACGGTCAATCTCTGCCACTTCATCTGTGCTATAATGGTCTAAATTGTCCAACATTACTTGGATTTCTTCTTCAGTGAAGGCCAAAGCAGCTTCACTCATCGTCAAACCCCTCTTCGGAGTCGTCAATACCGAGTTCTTTACTCACATCTACGGGTTCACCGTCAATTTCTATCGCATCTTCTATTTCTTGAGGCGGATTTACGAGTTTTGCGAGTTTACTTCGTAGTTTTTCCTTAATATCGTCCGTAGACTGGTGCGTTATTGTCACTTCAGACTTCTCTGCGAACAGTCCTACGTCACTAATCTTACCCAAAAGCTCCAATGCACGTATGCGTACACGCGGATCAGGGTTATCTGTCTCCAATAGTAGCTTATTTGTCACAAGGTGACGTATTTGCACCGAGCTCTCTACCACAGAACGACCAAATTCCTGCAAAATGCTGTCTGTAAGGATCAAAGATGCGGGTGTAAGTGTGGCTACTTTCTTGGGTGTGGCCTTCTTAGAGGTCTTTTCTGGGTTATCTGCGTATGCAACGGCAAGTTTTGCTGCTACATCCTTATCTTCCTTGGTAGGTTCTACGTTTAACCCATGCTCACCAAGCTCTTTTGCGGTGTTAGCTGCTGACTCCATACGATCCTTAAGATCAATAGAGGGTGTATTCTTATCTATTTTTACACCTAATTCAGGTTCTACTACTAGAGTCATTTCTATATCGCAGGTTGTTAGCCGATAAACATGTTATAATATAAAAAATTTTTTTGTAAAGGATTTTGGGACTCCTATAGGGGGGTCTTCCTATATAAGGGGGGTGTGGGGTCGCCAAACTCAAAATTTCGGTAATTATTTGTGGAAAATAGTAATACATATACATGTATGTAACTAGTCTGACAAAAGTGGGGCATGGGGGGCGGGTATGGTCTAGCCAATGGCTAACTCCGCTATATCATAGGGTAACATGTTATCATGTGTTATAAATAATTATCGGCAAGAGAAATCTTGAGACGATGTAACCGTTAGCCATTGGCTAACATATTTATAGGAGGCTATTATGCCAAACAATACAAATGTAGTACTATGCGACCGAACACTTCACCTTGTGAGAGAAGATAGTAAAGGTTTTAAAGCAAGTCAGAAAAGATCAGTCGCGCTAATTGACCAATTGATAAAGATTGGTTGGACACGTGAGCAAGATCTTAAAGGTGATGATCGACAAGCTTTGCGCGACGCATTTGCGCTTAGGTTCACACCAGAAGCAATCAAGCTTATCAATAATAAGAACGCGAAAGGCCATGACACGGCGCCAGATCAGAACGGTTGTCACTTTACTACAGGTGGTGCACCTAAGAACCAATCACACTGGAAAGGCCAAATTACTTCTGGTCTAAACAAGTTAGCGAAGTCAATCGAGAACCGCAAAGTCAAGCAAGCTTCTGGCGGTGCTAATACACCTCGTGACATCTTTACACGTGTTAAAGATGAGATTGCCAAGCTTAAGACGGCGGTCAAGAAAGAGATTGAAAAAGTCGACGACTTCGACAAGCAAGAGCAATTAGAGAATACTTTGGAATTGCTCAGAGCAATCAAATAAAATTATTGGGGAGCTTAATTGCTCCCCTTTTTTTGTGCCAAATTTTTAAGATACCAGTGACTCAGACGCACCGAGCCTCGCACTATAACACGTTAGCCATTGGCTAGAAAAGATACCAGTGACTGCGGAGCGTCGAGCGAATGTTCCAACGTAAGTTATTGATATTATTGCAATGTTCCAAAAAAGGGGTGTAATGTTCCATA